TTCCGGAGGTGGGGCCGGCGGCTCCGGCATCGTCATCGTGAGGTACGCGATATGAATTATTCACTAGAAGACACTGCCACTAATCACCCCTGGAGGATGGTGCCATGAGTTGGGTTATTACAGGGTCCGAGAAGAACCCCGTGGATCTTTACCGGAGCCAGGTCAGCCTGCTGCTACATGGGGATGGGGCCAACGGATCTACGACGATCACGGATAGCAGCCCTACGCCTAAGACGGTGACCGCAGTTGGCAATGCTCAGATCTCTACGGCTCAGTCAAAGTTTGGCGGGGCCAGTATTGCGTTCGATGGGACTGGGGACTACTTGACACTTCCTAGCAGCGCAGCGTTTGAGTTTGGAACTAATGACTTTACCATTGAATTTTGGTGGTGGAGAACCGCGACCGGTTCGGGGGGGCTAGTGGAACTTGGCCTGAACTATGGAGGGATTGGTATTTATCAAACCTCAACTTTGTTCGTTAGAGTGGCAGGTTCTGATGTGATTAATACTGCTCTTTTTCTTGATAATCAGTGGGTGCATGTTGCTCTGTCGAGATCTTCGACATCTTTGAGGCTTTTCTTTAATGGTGCTCAACAAGGCGCAACCGTAACAAACTCAACGAATCTAATTAACTCATTTGGAACAGTCGCGGTTGGAGCCTTTATAAGCAGTGGTAGCTTTTTCCCTACGCCTGCCGCCTACATCGACGACCTCCGCATCACCAAAGGCGTAGCCCGCTATACCGCCAATTTCACCCCACCGACCGCACCGTTCCCTGACATCTGAGCAACCCTCGTAGTGTCCCCGACTTCTATGTAAATTCCCATTATGACAACTCGCGCAACAGAGGAGGCTTTTAACGAGCTTCATGGATTGGTTACTAATGAATTGATCATGCGTATCAAATCGGGCACCGCTACCACTCAGGATATTAAAGCAGCGGCTGATTGGCTTGCCAAGAATAATATCACTGGTGTTCCCGTGCTTGGTTCTCCACTTGCCACCCTCTTTAGTAGTCTTGAATTGGAGATGGAGGATGTCGAAAGAGCCATCCGATAGTAACGATGAAGATGTGTCGGTTATGCTCAGAAACCTGGCGGCTACTGCCTTTTTGGGCCTTTTTAGCTGGCACTTAATTACCCTTCATAACATTGCTAAATCAGTGGAGGTGCTTGTCGAAAGGGTAAGTGCCTCCAACACCCGGATTGAGCGCCTCGAAAATAAAGTATTCTTTACGGATCACAATAATGGCGCCCCGAAAAACAACAACCCCTAGGCGTAGTGCTGCGTATTATCGGAATAACCCCGAAGCATACGCAAAGAAACTAGCCTACGATACAAAAGAAAACAAATCCTCAAAGGATAGGAAGTATCGGGCCGAACTTGCTGATGCGCGACGGAAACGTGGCGTTATGGGTAAGGGAGGCTCTGATCTTTCTCACACTAAGAGTGGCCGTCTAGTAAAGGAATCGCCCTCAAAGAATCGTGCCCGTAATGGTTCCAACGGTAAGAGTACCCGCAAATGAACAAAGGAAACGCTAAGCCACCCGGTCTTTACGCCAACATGAATAAGCGCCGGGCCGCTGGAACCAGTCGCCCCAAGAGCAAGAGCACTGTGTCTCCAAAGGCATATGCAAACATGAAAGCAGGATTCCCTAAAAAGAAGAAGTAACCTTTAACAATAAGGCCAATGCCCCTCAAGGCTCCTTCCGATTACCTTTACAACTTAAGGGCCATGACATCCTCCGAAGCTAAAAGATTATGGCGGAGATCTATCAAGGAACATTGGAATAACCAGTGTGTCTATTGTGGAGCTACGGATAATCTTACCCTGGATCACGTTATCCCAAAAGCTAAAGGAGGACACGATACCTCGTCTAATGTCGTACCTGCCTGTCTCAAGTGTAACCAGTCCAAAGGTTCGAACCACTGGTTATCTTGGTGGATTGGTCAAGATTGTTTTGATCATTCCAATTTTTCAAAGGTCCTTTCTTGGACAACTAGCTAGTTCTCTTATTAATTAATTATCATGTCTACTACTGCTGATTCGACTACTTACGGTTCCATCTCTAACGATCCTGGCCGTCGTTGCGAAAACCAACAGACCAACAAGGTCCACACCACGGCTAACGTGTCGGGTGGTACTACTACGACCACAACTGTTGCTGCTTCTTACGGTGCTACTGCTACCGTATTGGCTGCTAACCAAACTGTTGATGTTGCTGAAGCTGCTATCTTCACTGTGCGTCGTGCTCGCACTACCCCTTCTACTCTTCCTACCGCAAAGGTGACGGGGACGGCTACCCGTGCTGAGACGGGTTGTGTTGCCTCCTTCGGCACCCGTGTCAACGGCTCCGGCTACACAAACGGCACCTATACCAATGTGGCTCTTGTTGGCGGTACTGGTTATGGTGCTACTGCTACCCTGACCGTCTCTGGTGGTGCTGTGACGGCTTCTACTCTGGTGCGTGGTGGTCAATGGTACACCGTTGGTGATGTCCTGACTTGTAACCTTATTGGGGCTGGTACCTTGTTTGCCCTTCCTGTGGCAACCATTACCCAGGGTTGATGGGTATGGCAAAAGTTACCTCATCCTCTAATCGTTCTAAGCGATCCACCACTAAGCCCGTTACCAAAGGACAGAACCCTCAACGGGCTAACCGTCAGGCCGTTAGTAAGGCAAAAGTTACCTCCGCAAGCAATGGCAAGCCCACTGGTGCTGCTGCTTCTCGGGTGACGATGGGTCGTGGCATGACTTCTGCTGCTAAGACCTTGGGAACCATTCGTAGCCTGATGGGTCCTGCCGGAGTTGCTGCTGCTGTGTCGGCTCCTCGTCCTACCGCTGACGGAACCCTTACCGCTGCCATGAAGCGTGGCGACTATAAGCCCCGTCAAGGTCCTGCTGTGCCTAAGCGTCTGACGCAAGGTGGCATGGACAAGGGCTCCTTTGACAAGGCATTTAAAGCTTCTCGCACTGCTGGGAAGAAAACCTTCTCGTGGCGTGGGAAGAAATATACCACTGAGATGAAATAGTCATGCCTAAAGTTGGAAACATGAAATTCAGCTATACCCCTGCTGGTATGGCTGCTGCTAAAAAAGCCGCTGCTAAGAAGATGGCAAAGCCTGCTAAGAAGCCTAAGAAGTAATCTAATGGCCCCCAAAAAGAATCCCTCTCTGTCCATTGGACGTGGAGAGAAATCCAAAAAGGGGGGCCTTACCGCCAAAGGCAGAGCGAAGTATAACGCTGCTACTGGTAGTAACCTAAAGGCCCCTCAACCCGAAGGTGGCCCCCGTAAACGGTCCTTCTGTGCTCGCATGGGAGGTAACCCAGGCCCAATGAAAACCCCAAGTGGTAAACCCACCCGTAAGGCACTTGCTCTTAAGCGTTGGAAGTGTAGTTAATTATGCCCCTAAGTCAAGGGAAATCTAATAAGGCCGTCTCCAAAAACATTTCCAAGATGGTAAAGGAAGGCCGCCCTCAAAAACAAGCTATTGCTATTGCCCTTTCCAAAGCTGGGAAGAGTAAGAAGCGTAAATAAGCGTAATCGGGGTCTAGGATCGTCTCCTTGGCCCCTCAACCCCCTTAAAGGTGTATTGTATCGTATGACCAAAAACAACAGCCTTACAGGCGATCCTCAGAGGACCATAGAAGAGCGTATCTCAAATTCATTCCCTGTTTTTCTTTCCCTTGTATGGAAGTCGCTAGACCTGCCGCGTCCAACAAGGGCCCAACTTGCCATTGCGGAATACCTTCAGTCCGGTCCAAAGCGTCTACAGATCCAAGCGTTTCGGGGTCTTGGTAAGTCGTGGATTGCTGCTGCCTTTGTGTTGTGGACACTCTGGAACGACAGAGACAAGAAGATCCTTGTTGTATCCGCAAGTAAACAAAGGGCGGATGACTTTACCATCTTTTGTCAGAAGTGTATCCTTGAATTTGACTGGATGGTTCACATGCGGCCCCAAGACGATGACCAACGCTGGAGTCGGGTGTCCTTTGACATTGCCGGGTGTCGCCCTGCCCAGAGCCCATCGGTTAAAAGCGTAGGCATCACGGGACAGCTTACCGGAAGCCGGGCTGACCTGATTGTGTTTGATGACGTGGAGGTTCCCTCTAACTCCGCCACCGACATGATGCGAGAGAAGCTTCTTCAGCTAGTAACCGAAGGGGAATCCGTTCTTACTCCTAAGGCGGACTCACGTATCGTTTTCCTTGGGACGCCTCAAACCACGTTTACCATCTACCGAACCCTGAGAGAGCGGAACTACCGCCCCTTTGTCTGGCCAGCCCGGTATCCAAAGAACCTTGTTGGGTATGAAGATATTCTTGCCCCTCAACTTCAATCCGACATCGACACCAAAGGGCACGACACCATCAGCTGGACCCCAACGGATACCCGCTTCTCGGAGATTAACCTTCTTGAACGGGAACAAAGCATGAGTCGCTCAAACTTCATGCTTCAATTTATGCTCGACACGTCCCTGTCGGACGCCCTTAAGTTCCCCCTCAAGCTCAGCGACTTCTCAGTGATGCCTCTGGACCCCGCTAAGGGCCCTTCGGAGGTGATTTGGGGTGCTGATAAGGAGACCCTCCTTGACCTGCCCGCCGTGGCCCTTCCAGGCGATAGGTGGCATCGACCCAAACGGGAAGGCGAATACACCTCTTGGGGTGAGACCATTGTTGCTGTGGACCCCTCCGGTCGCGGTAAGGACGAGACTGTTGCCGTTGTCCTGAGCCAAATAAACGGGTTCCTCTTTATCCGAGATATCTTTGCCAGTCAGGATGGATACTCCGACAAGACCCTCTGCGAGATCCTACGACGGGCTAAACGGTACGGCGCGTCCTCCTGCCTCATCGAGTCTAACTTTGGTGATGGCGCCATTATGGAGCTTATGCGGAAACACGCCACCGAAATGAAAGTCGGTATGAACTTTGAGGAGGTTCGCGCTACCACCCGTAAGGAGGATCGCATTATCGATACTCTTGAACCAGTGTTGAATCAACATCGACTCATTATCGACCAACGACTGATTGACTGGGACTACCGGAGTAACCCCGACCAAGCGCCCGAAGAGCGGCTTCCCAGAATGTTGATGTACCAGCTGACGAGAATGTGTCGGGAAAAGGGGGCTGTAAAGCACGATGACCGCGTTGACGCCCTTGCCCTTGGCGTGAAATATTTCCAGGATGTGCTGGCCATCTCCGCACAGGAACAAACCATTCAAGCAGACCGCGAGAGGTGGGCAAATATGGTTGACGGATTCCTCAATGCCCCGACCTTGGCCACAGATCTGCTGGTCGCAGGAAGCACCTTTGACGAGCCCATCACCCACGAAGAAGGGGCGATTTTTACATGGATTTGACGGGTAGCGTTTTTCCTCGAAACCCCTTGCTACCACTACCTCCGAGAGAAGGTGGCTACTAATACCCAGGGAAGTGGTGCTCCTTGGGCGTGGAAACAGCGACAAGCTGAGGGGGGAGACCATATAGAGGGGGGGGGGGTTCTCCTTTCCCCCTGTCTTCCCCTTCTCTTTTCGTTGGAATCCACAAACTTACCATTCCCGTCAAATTGTAAACCCAGAGGGACGGGTATGGGGTATGGACGGATCATTGAGGGGAGGAACGACAACTTCTTTCCCTCAGTGTTTACTAAGCGAGAAAGCCGAAGGCTTTGGAGCGTCCCACTAGCCCAAGACCCCAGAGGGACGACAAACAAAAGGGGAAGGGCGACACATATTAGATAGTAGATGCGAAGCCTACTATTCGTATATGTTATTATTATTATTAATTAAAAAGAATATTAACATTAATAATTATGTTTATTGTTCCTTAAAAGAAGAATGTATAGCGATAGGTAGCGATGTGATACATAGTAACCTATTACGATACAGCTGTTATAGAAAGAAAAATAACAATATAAATAATATTATTATTCCTACTAACTGTTTCTACTAGATCAATGGCACCCGATATTAAACAACCCTTCGAGTCTCCTCATTGTTCCAAAGTAAAGCTTATCTGGATTACTCCTAACGCTGAACAAACCATTGAGTACTGTGCAAGAGTCAGTAACCCCAAAGGACAAAACAAGCTAGACACAACCGGAAAGTTGCTGCGCTATCTTGTTAGTCATAATCACTGGAGTCCCTTTGAGATGGCCTCAGCGTGTGTTGAAGTAAATACAACAAGGGACATAAGCGCACAGATCCTTAGGCATCGGAGCTTTTCGTTTCAGGAATTTTCCCAACGCTATGCTTCGACTGTGGATGGGTTAGGTGGTCTGGAGATTCCGCATCTCCGTCGCCAGGACCAGACCAACCGTCAAGCAAGCCACGACGACTTAACCCGGGAAGAAACACAAGCCTTTTATCGGAGGATCTCCAGTGTGTTTGAGGATCTTGAACATCTCTACCAAGAAATGTTGTCTTCGGGTATCGCTAAGGAGTCAGCTCGGAAGATCCTTCCTATGAATAGCCCTACCCGTCTCTACATGTCGGGAACTATCCGCTCGTGGATTCATTACCTTTCCGTAAGGCGTGGTCCGGAAACACAACTGGAACATCGACAGATTGCTGATCAGATCTATCAAGTCCTCAACAAAGAGATGCCTAACCTATGGGAAGTGATCAATTAAGGGGAGGTGATGTTCCCCTCAAATTACGTGAATTTAGAACCCTTTATCGTCTCCTAAGGCGGGGGTGGCCGGACTGGGCTGCCTTCCTCCTTCTTGGGCTCCTTGTGTGGATTGAGGGGAAGACCATTAAAGCAAGAATTAAGAACAATGTTGACGATGCCCTGGAACAATATGAAAAGATTGACCCTCCTACTCCTGTGGTTGCGTCTCCTGTTTATTCCGAATCGGGTAGTGACTTCTTTGACGAAATGCGTCTCACTGCCCCGTGGGTGGACCGTGAACCCCCCTCTAACTCCCCGTAGGTGTAAGGACACCTCCGACTCCTTAGAGGGGCCTTAGCGGGGCTTGTAGGGGTCACTCATGATTTTTGACACAAATTTCTGAAGTCCTTACGCATGTACGGCGGCGCCAGACTCCCCCCATGCCACCCCTCCCTGCCGGAATTCTTGGCCACCCCTGCCCCATCCGTGTCCAAACCGTGTCCAACCGGCCCTGTCCAGCCCCAAACACCAGGCCACCACTGGGCTGCGTCACTGTGCGATAGACAGATACGCAAGCAAATTGGACAGGACCATGACGTTTTGTTACAGGTAGGGGCAGGATGGGCCAAGGTGTGGTATATCGCGTACGCATGTGTTCTTTTTATATAAAATCTGTGCCTATTAGATTTGTTTATCATTGACATTAGCAACACTTATCATTAAAGCCTTGACACTGGCAGGGCCAAGGGGCCATCATTGGCACATCGGACGGGAACCACACCGGAACCGACCACACCCACAAGATCATGACCAATCTCGAACGGGCCCTGTCCAACCGTTTCACTAATCACTCAGAGATCCGCGACGTTGCCAACCATGGCTGTATTGGCGGTGTGTCTGGCTTCATCTATTCCTCAGAGTTGTTTGAGTTCTTTAATGAGCATGAAGAGGACATTGAAAACATTCTCTATGATGTAGACATCAAGTACTCTCAGCTTGTTTCAGATCCTGAGGACTGGACATTTCAAGAACTGCGCGAGAAGGCAGTCTGGTTTGTTGTTGAGTATTATTGCCAGACCATTGTTGAAGCTTACGCCGTTGCTTGATCGTTACACATTGGGGACAGGTAATAGAGTCCCCTTTCTGTAGCATTTAAGCTACCATCACACACACCACCACCACCACCACCACCACCACCACACCTAAACAAGTGAAACAACCCGCCTACTTCCGCATCACCACAAGCTACGGCAACATCCGGTGTTATCCTGTGGACGCCACTGCTAAGCTCCTGTGTGAGCTGTCTGGCTTTAAAACGCTCCTGCCCACCACTTTGGGTATCATTGAGGAACTCGGGTTTGAGTGCCTTAATGAGGTTAACGAGTCCACGATCACCCCTTCGCAACTCTACTAGACCAATGAGAGCCAACACGCGCCACATCTCCGGCATGTTACAGTTAGCCTCAGAGGCTGACATCTTTGAGGGAATCAATTGGTATCAACGCGCCTATGATTTAGCGTTACGCTTCATCCATGCCTACGATGGATTAACAATGGGCCAAGCAGTAGGTGTCATCGCAGCACTTTCCCCTAACAACAAGTGGGAACGTAACTGTATTGATGCTGAAGCTATGATCAAAACATGGCACATTCAGGGTGATTATAACTCTGTTAAGGTGTGTACGTTCGGCAAGAACAAACAAAAGGCTATTGAGATCCTTAGCTTAGAATCAGTAGACACTGAGGCTATTGCTAGTATCCTAAGTGGTCAGAAAGTTGTCGCCTTCTACCGTTCCATTATGGGCGACAAGAATGCTGTCTGTGTTGACGGACACGCGTATGCCATCTTTATCGGTGAGCGCATCCCTACAACAAAAACCCCATCAATCACTCCTAAATTGTTTGAGACTATTCAACGCGCCTACCAACTTGTATCGAAGCGCAGTGTAGAGTTGTGTGGTGTTGAACTATCCCCAACACAAGTTCAAGCAGTCACATGGGTAACCTATCGGAGGCTGATCAAATGAGCTACTTTCTCAACACTTATGAACTTGACGAATTGGTAGAGAATGAAGATTATGCTGATGACCCAATGGATGAGGATGATTATGATCTTAGAGAACTTTACTATCCTGAGACCCTGCCATGATTAAGCATCTCACTAACTTCTGTCTGTTCCTAATCCCTTTCACGATCACTTATGCTATCGTCTCCGATTTTGGGAAACCACAGCATCATTATCATTCCCCTGGCTTTATTGGTGTGTCTCATCAGGGTGTACCGCAAGCTAATGGTAATTAAATGATGGCAAGTTCCCTGAAGCAACAGGTCAGAGCTGCTATTAAACGTGGCGAGACAGAACTAGCCCTTAGGTTATTGCGAGGTCTTGAAAACCCTAAACCACCTAGCCCGCAACGTGTGTCTTATTTAAATCGACCTTATTACAATTCTAAACTTAAATACGAACCATAAATGACCAACTCCACAAAAGAGCCTGACTGGGGGTCTTATCCACCAGAGCTACGGAGAGTTATTGACACAATCCGACAACATGGTAGTGATGCTTTGGATGACATGCAACGTATGTTGGTTGTTCAAATCTTTAGGGTTGCTGCTATGACTACTGAACCTAGGGTTATTCAGATCCGAAACAAAATTCAGGAAGCACACCTAGAGTATTGCTTTAGGTTACCGGCAAGAATGAGATGATCAAACCTTATTCTTATTGGTTTTCGGATGGTACGTTTGGTTGTGTTATGGCGGAAACTAAAGCCAGGGCAATCATGACGATCATTGAACTTAACCCAACACAAGTAATTGATTTTCTAACCCTCCACTTGAAACCTGAATGGACTTCGAATCCGCATTGCGGCTCACTAGCAGACAACACCTGCCAAACCCCGAAGAATTAGCGAAACACCTTGCTGATGTTCTTACTTGGAGGCAACTGCGTAAGCTTGCCAAAAGGAACAACATTCGCCAATACAGTTACCTTAACAAGAAGGGGTTAGCTGCTGTTCTTGCTTATCAAGCCTTTAACAAGGCATCACGTTATCCACAAATCAATGGCTTGGAAATCGTACACGCAGGATGATTATGAGGCACAACTGTATAAGTTGTTGCATTGTGGTTTGGATCGATTGATTGATCTTGGATCTCGGTTAGAGGCTCACGGGGACGTGTTGGCTACACACGAACAGGACATAGAGACAGGGGAAGTAACTAAGCTTCCTGATGTACATCCTGAGGCGCTACTCTTGGCACAGTTAGGCTTAGATGGTGCTGAGGAGGAGGCTGAGAGTACTCAGGAACTAGTTAAAGTTGTGTCTAGGATTATGATTATTCGTAATGCTAGGGGTCTAATTAAACAGCAACCATTAACGGAATCCTGATCATTTATGGCAACAACAGAGCAACTCGCCCGACAATTACAGCGAGAACTTGACGCAAGGAGTGAGGCTATTAAACGCCTTAGGGAACGGACACGAATGGCTGAGGAACGGCAGTACGCTAGTTCTACGGTCTATGGGTCTGCCTTTATCAACAAGGGGCTTGAACTTATTACCAATGAGATCAGCAGCAAGCTCCATCGTGTGAGTCAGGGTTGGGTTCAGGAGAAGGCTCAGGCTGTCTTACCTATCAAGGGTTGTGACCCCGCCGTATTGGCTCTCATTACAGCAAAGGGTGTTCTTGATATTCTTGGTGTACGGAGGATTGAACACCTAACCTATCAAGCAGCTACCACCCATATTGGAACGTTGGTCTACCATCAAGTGATGTTAGATCAATTTTGTGGTAAGCATCCTGAGTTATTTAACAAGGCACGGCTACACATCCACGATCACAAAGGTTATTCCTACAAAGTACAGCGTTACCGGGCGGTGATGAGGCGCAATGATGTTGAGCCATTACGGTGGCCCACCAGCGTTAGGCACCTTGTTGGAGCATGGTTACTTAACCGCCTTGCAAAGGCTACTGGGTGGGTAACCACAAGAACGGTCTTTAAGGGCCCTTCGGACAGCCCGACCTTCCTCGTATACCAGCCCGAGTTTTTAAGGGCCAAGGAGGCGCTCCTAGCGCAGGCTGAGGCGTTTGCTGGGTGTATGTGGCCCATGTTGTGCGAGCCTAACGACTGGACGGAGGAGTTCAAGGGTGGCTACCTGACCAACGACCTTAGAAAGCTGACAAGGCTGATCAGGACTAGGATTCCAAGAAGGTGGCTACTATTACAGGACAGCAAGGCGCTTGTCATGCTGAACCTGCTCCAGAAGGTCCCCTATCGAATCAACGACAGGGTTCTTGAGCTGGCCAACTTCTGTATGGAACACCGCATCACTGTGGGTAAGTTCCGAGCGGAGGAACCAACACCTCCACCGCCAAAGCCAGAGCCATGGGAAAGTGCCTCGGAAGAGGATAAGCTTGCCTATCGGAGAATGAGAACTGAGATTGAAGATCAGAACTCAGCTCTGGCACAGAAGAATTACCGGACAACTGAAGCCCTTTATGTTGCTAACAAATATAAAGGAGACACCTTCTGGATTCCCTGGTCGTTTGACTTTAGGGGAAGAGTATATCCAATACCAACTAGCCTAAGTCCTCAAGGAACAGACTTTGATAAGAGTCTTATTTATTTTCAAGAGGAGGGACCAGTTAACAAGTGGTGGTTAGCCTTTCAGGTTGCTACTACTTATGGGCTGGATAAAGCACCAATGGATGAGAGAATTGATTGGGTCGTTAAGAACCATGATTTCTTGAGTTACATTGCTAATGATCCTGAGGGAACAATTCCTGAGTGGTCATCAGTAGAAGAACCTTGGTGTTTTATTGCTGCTGTGTTGGAATATGATCAATGTGTCATCAAGGGGACTAAGAAAACTTCTGGTTTTCCTGTGTCTGTTGATGCTACTTGTTCTGGTCTTCAACATTTGTCAGCATTGGCATTGGATAGGACTGCTGCTGAAATGGTTAATGTTGTTCCCACTGACAAACCTTCTGACGGGTATAAGATTGTCGCGGAGAAGGCTAAGGAGATTCTTCCTAAGCATCTTCACGATCACATCACCAGAAAAGTAACCAAACGCACTGTCATGACAACGCCTTACGGGGTGACAGAAAACAGTGCGAGGGATTACATCCGTCAGGAACTCAAAGGTGTCGAACTTGAAAAGGGTGAATTACAGATGATTGTAAAAGCCATCTACCGTTATGGTGTGAGGAAAGTATTTGATGGTCCTTGTCGATCAATGGAGTTTATCCAGAAGGTTGCTGAGGAACGTATCAAATCAGGGGCAACAACACTTGAATGGGTCACTCCTTCTGGATTTACTGTTATTCAAGAGTATCGACGTAATGAGGCAGAAAGAGTTCGCACCAAATTATTAGGTGAGCAAATTTCGGCTCACTTATTAAAGGATTGGGAAGAACGACAGATTGACCTACAAAAGGCCAAGACAGCAGCAAGTCCAAACCTGATCCACAGCCTTGATGCGGCCCTACTTCACCTTGTATTTGCGGAATGGGATGCCCCATTTACTGTGATACATGACTGTGTGTTGGGTCGTTCCTGCGACATGGATGACATGGGCAGTGCGATCAGGGACAAGTTCGTCGAGATCTACTCTCAACCAGTTCTTAAGGATTGGTCCACACAATTGGGGGTTGACTTTGATGAGAGTGTCATGTTGAATACGCTTGACATCAATGATGTCCAACAATCCGCTTATTTCTTTTGCTAATGAAACTTGAGGAAATTGCTGAGCTTTTGGGTCTTCACCCTTCTGTGATTGATAACTACTACGAAGAGTGGCAGTTTCAGGAGAAGGACAATGAAGAGGATCATTATTCTGTGACCTTTGAGGAGTACCTTTGCAATGTGTTTGCTGAGTGTGCGTTTCTAACAGAGGCTGCCGAAAACGGTAGTAATGCTTTGGCATGTCTCGAAGCGTACGATGAGGCATATACTGCTGTGGAGGGCATCCTTGACGCCTGACACTGAGTCTATGTTGATGGACTGTATCATTCCCTCTGATGCTTATGCGTTGGAGTTGGCTGAACAGTTCAACATTGAGTATGGCCTTAAGTGGACACCTGAGTACGTCCAGTACCTATCCACTAAGGCTGACCTATTGTTAGATGACAACTTGATTGATCATCTTTCTCTTTTCGCTACCCACGAACAAATCACCAACAATGTCTGATTCCCGTTTTATTATCACCACCACCCTCAAGGGTTACATCAACGCCTTGGTTCCTGCTGGTAAGTTCAACAACTGTACCATTGGATTCTGCATTCCTGAGGAAGAGATTCCTAAGTTTGATGCTGTCTATGAACAAGCCATGGAATGGGGCAAGAACAAGATGGCAGGCAAGCGATTCTCTGCTGAACTCCCTAAGTGGGATGAAGAGGGAATGGTTAAGGTGTCTTATGGTGGTGACAGCACCAGCCCTATGTTCCCTTGGGTGGATACGGATGGGGTTCCTATTGATATGGACACTCAGATCTGGGCAGGCACTGTCGTTAAGCTCATCGTTGATCTGAAGCCCTATGTGTTCGGACCGAAGGTGGGTTGTTCCCTCAAGGTGCGTGGCGCACAGGTTCTCAAACTGGTTAGCGGTGGAGGCTCTGATTGCGGCGGCCTTGATGAGGATAGTGTGGCGCTTCTGTTTGGTAAAACGAATGGATTCAAGGCTGGTAGCCCTAGTTTTGAACCTAACGAAGATCCAGGCGAAGGGCCTGCTGGTTATGATGAAGACGACGTACCGTTTTGAATAGATGACACAATACCGTAGCCGTCTTGAAGAAAGGTTGGCTCGGTGGTTCGAACTGAATGGGCACCAGTTTGAATATGAAACTCTAAAGCTAAACTACACGTTGTCTGCCGTATATACGCCGGACTTTATCTTGCCCAATGGGGTCATCCTGGAAGCCAAGGGTTATTTCAAACCAGAAGATCGAAGAAAGATGCTTGCCGTAAAAAAGCAGCATCCAAATCTTGATATTCGACTTGTCTTCCAGCAACCCCTAAACACCCTCACAAAAACCAGTAAGACTACCTACGCAATGTGGGCAGAGAAGAATGGTTTCTTGTGGGCACCTTTCCACGCTATTCCACTTGATTGGTTCGATGATCCTAACTGCGACGGCAACTAAAGAAGAAATTCTCAAGCGACTTGGCGAACACTTTGCCGATTCTCTTGTTGAGTGTCTGGATTATGTCCACACTAAGGACATTACTCCTGAGGACATTGCCAAGTTGATTATTGATGAGCTTGAAGATTGGATGGCTTATCATGCCTCGATGACCAATGCTGCTGAATCGGTTCGACATGCACTCCGAGAGCGAGTTTCTTAGGCACGAACCATGTCCTAGTTGTGGTAGTAGTGATGCCCTTGCTCGTTATACTGACGGACACGGGCATTGCTTTTCCTGCCTCCACTACGAACATGGGGACGACACACCAATCACAATCACAAAAACCCGCACCAATCTCATGAACTTTACTGGGGACTATGTTCCTCTCAAGGGTAGAAACCTAAGGGAAGATACCTTAAAGAAGTTCAACGTTCGCTATGACCACGACTCCAAAACTCTTCGGTTCCCATATTACTCACAGGCTGGCCAGTTAATCGCCTTTAAGAGTAGGGACCAAGAGAAGGACTTTCGATGGACAGGAAAGAACGAAGACCACACTCTCTTTGGCCAACAACTATGGGGACGTGGCAAAGAATTAGTCATCACCGAAGGGGAACTGGATTGCCTTAGTGTGTTCCAGTTACGATCCACCTGGCCCGTTGTGAGTCTCCCTAATGGAGCAGCAGGGGCAAAGAAGTCTCTTCAACATCAATTGAAGTGGCTCATGGGGTTTGAATCAATCATCCTCTTCTTTGATAATGATGATGCTGGACAACAGGCAGCACAAGACTGTGCTAGTTTGTTCCCTCATGATCGACTGTTCATTGCGAGGTTAGATTCCTACAAGGATGCTAATGAAGCCCTTATTGCCAAAGACTACGAAGCAATCACGTCCGCCATCCTGTGGAATAAGAAGCCCTATTCCCCCAGAACCGTTATTGATGGACGAGATCTATTCACCCTCGCAACTCGGCCTCTTCATGGTAGGGATGCTAATTGGCCCTATTCTGCTCTTGACAGTCTCACTAGTGGTCTTCGAAAAGGCGAACTGGTCACGATCACCGCTGGATCCGGCGTGGGGAAGAGCACCTTCTGTGGTGAGATAGCTCAATCACTTGTCGATCAAGGCGAGAAGGTTGGGTATATTGCCCTTGAGGAAAGTCTTCAACGTACTGCGCTACGGCTCATGTCCGTTAAGGCAAATAAACCCCTTCATCTAAACAATGAACTGCCTGAGGAAGATCTTAAAAGGGCTTTTGATGCTTCTCTGGGCACCGGTAGCGTATATCTACGTGATGGCTTTGGGTCTGTGGATCCTGACAGCATTCTTAGCGATTGTCGTTTTATGGCCCTTGCCAAGGAGGTTGGTTGGATTATTTTGGACCACCTATCTATTCTTATGTCCGGTAATGAGAGCCATGACGAACGTAAGCTCATTGATGTGACCATGACCAAGCTCCGTTCCTTTGTGGAGGAGACTGGCATTGGAATGCTCCTGATCAGTCACCTAAAGCGCCCACAAGGCGACAAGGGACACGAGGATGGCCAACAGGTCAGCCTAGGCCAGCTACGGGGGTCCCACAGCATCGTGCAACTTTCTGACATGGTGATTGCCCTTGAGAGGAACCTCTCTGCCGGGGACAACATGGCCAACATCCGAGTCCTTAAGAACCGGTTCAACGGGCAAACAGGACAGGCTGGAACCATTGCTTTTAACGGATCTACTGGTAGAATGACCGAAGACCTCACCACTGCTTTCAAGCCCACCACCAACAACAATGACGCTGATTATGAATGTGGATTCTGATGAGGTTTGTATTACGTGCGGATCGATCAAGTTTCTTTACAGTGAAATGATTCCTGATGGCTGGTTCTGCGAAGAATGCGGCACACCATCCGCCAAGACCCAAGAACTTCTCGACCGGGAAGAACCCGGCAATTGGTCCTAATGCGACTCCTATTCGACATTGAAACCAACGGCCTACCCCGCAAGGGGTTAGATCACATCCACTGCGTTGTTGCCAAAGACATCGACAGTGGAGAGGTATTTCGCTTTAACGACACTGGCTCCGCTAATTCTGTAACCAATGGTATTACCCTTCTCCAAGAGGCTGATGTTCTCATCGGCCATAATATTGTTGGCTTTGACATACCGGTTATCCAGCAAAT